CATCTTCCCGCGCACGCAGCGCGCCGCGAACAAGATCGACGCCGCGGTGGGCACCATCGTGGCGCATGCACGGGCGATGAGTGGCGGCCAGCAGGAAAACATCGACGATTTCATCAACGACCCGGTGACCGCATGAGCCTGATCACATCGCTCCTTGGCTGGATGCGCGGCAACGCCACGGCGCAGCGCCAGGGCGCGCAGAACGCGACGCCGTCCGGTTCAGCCTACGAAGAAACGCCGGTCATCGGCATCGACGGCGCCCTGCAGGTATCGACGGTCTGGGCCTGTGTCAAGCTGCTGGTCGAGACCATCGCCAGCCTGCCGCTGTTCGTCTATCGCACCGACGGCGCCGGCCGGCGCACGCTGGTGCGTGACGACGAGCTTTATGCCGTGCTGCACGACAGCCCGAACAAGCGCATGACGGCGCACGAATTCTGGGAATTCATGCTGCTCAACCTGGTGCTGCGCGGCAACGCCTTCGCGCGCATCGCGCGCGGCACAAGCGGGCGCGCCTATGCCCTGTGGCCGATGTCCGCCGACCAAATGGAAGTCAAGGTGCTGGCCGATGGCTCGCTGGCCTACGCCTACAGCGTCGACAGCGCCGTGCTGATTTATGGCGAGGAAGACATCCTACACATCAAGGGCATGGGCAACGGCGTGGTCGGCATGAGCCCGCTCGACTACATGCGCGCCTCGGTCGGACTGGCGGTCAGCGCGCAGAACCACACGGCCGCAATTTACCGGAAACAGGCGCGCCGGCCGGGCATCCTGATGACCGACAAGGTGCTGACGGCCGAGCAGCGCAAAGCGCTGCGCGACAACTTCGGCGAGATCGCCACCGGCGGCCAGAAGGAGCTGTACATCCTCGAGGCGAACTTCAAGTACGAAACGCTGGGCATGACGCCGGGCGACCTGCAGCTGCTCGAAACCCGCCGCTTCGCCGTCGAAGACCTGGCGCGCTGGTTCGGCGTGCCCTCGGTGCTGGTCAACGACACCAGCAAGACGACAACCTGGGGCACCGGCGTCGAGCAGATCATCGAAGGCTTCTACAAATTCACCCTGCGCCCGACGCTCGAGCGCATCGAGCAGGCCATCCAGCGGCGCGTGCTGACATCCGCGCAACGTGCTGCCGGCCTGCATGCCGAATTCAGCTTCGACGCCCTGCTGCGCGCGAATGCGGCCGCGCGTTTCGAGTTGTATGCGAAGGGCGTGCAAAACGGCATCGCAACGCGCAACGAGTGCCGCCAGCTCGAAAACCTGCCGCCCGTCGCGGGCGGCGACACGCTGACCGCCCAAGTCAACCTCGTGCCCATCGACATGCTGGGAAAGGTAACAGTGAAAGGAGGCAGCAATGCTTCGCAAGACCCTGTCGCTCAGTGACGCCGCGATCAAGCTCGACGGCGAGACCGGACGCTTTGACGGCTACGCCTCCGTCTTCGGCGGCGTCGACGCCTATGGCGACACCATCGTGCGCGGCGCCTACGAATCCACGCTGCGCGCCAACGGCAAGCCCAAGATGTTTTTCAACCACGACAGCTATGCGCTCCCGATCGGCAAGTGGCTGGCCGCCCGGGAGGACGAACACGGCCTGTTCGTCGAAGGCGAGCTGACCCTCGGCAATCCCCAGTCCGATGCCGTGCGTGCCGCCCTCAAGCACGGCACGGTCGACGGCCTGTCGATCGGCTACTACCTCAAGAAGGGCGACTTCGACGAAACCGAAGAAGGGCGCGTCATCCGCAAGGTGTCGAAGCTGATCGAAGTCTCGATCGTCACCTTCCCGGCCGACGATGCGGCGCGCGTCGACCTGGGCAGCGTCAAGTCCGAAGACATCGACGCCATCGAAACCATCCGCGATTTCGAGCGCTTCCTGCGGGATGCAGGCGGCCTCTCCAAAGGGCTGACCGCAGCGCTGGTCAGCCGCGCCAAGATCGTCTTTGCCCAGGGGGAACCTGGCGCCGGCGCGATCGACGCGAAAGCCATGGGCGAGCTGGCCGAACGCCTGCAAGCCGTGCAAGCGCGCATCCCGCGGTAGCACCCCGCAACCATTTTCTGAAAGGAACCGCAATGAGCGATCTCGCAACCGTCATGAAGGCCATCGAAGGCATCGAGGCCAACATCAAGGCCCACGCCGACAAGGCCGAAGCCGAATTCAAGGCCCGCGGCAAGGTCGACGCCGACACCAAGACCGCCATCGACAACCTCGGCACCAAGCAGCGCGAGCTGGCCGACGAGCTGCTGCAGCTCAAACAGAAGGGCGTCAGCACACCCGAGCCCAAGCTCATCGAAGGCTGGGGCGACCAGTTCGTCAAGTCGGACATGTACAAGGCCTTCGCCGGCGGCAACGCCCAGAAGGCGCGCGTCGAGGTCAAGAACACCCTGACCGGCTCCGACACCGTCGTGGCCCCGGACCGCAAGCCCGGCATCGTGCCCGGCGCTTTCCAGCCGCTCACCATCGAGAGCCTGTATCGCCATGTGCCGACCAGCTCGAACGCCATCGAGTTCACGAAGGAAGCCTCCTTCACGAACAACGCGGCGGAAGCGGCCGAAGGCGCGGCCAAGGCCGAATCGGCGCTCACCTTCTCGCTGGTCAACATGCCGATCAGCACCGTCGCGCACTGGATCAAGATCAGCCGCCAGCTCGCCGCCGACAACGCCGCCCTGGCCGCCTATGTCGACCTGCGCATGCGCTACGGCGTCAACCGCAAGGTCGAGACGCAGCTCGTCGCCGGCGACGGCACCGCGCCGAACATCAGCGGCTTCCTCGACACCGGCAACTTCACCGCGCACGGCTATGCCGACGCAAGCCTGGGCAGCACGCTCAAGAAACTCGTCCTGATCCGCAAGATCATCGGCGACCTTCAGGCCGCGGGCTACACCCCGAACGCGATCGTGCTCAACCCGGCCGACTGGGCGACCATCGAAATCGACCTGTTCACCACGGCCGCCGGCCAGATCCGCGTCAACGTCAATGCCGCCGGCGTGCCGACCCTGTTCGGCCTGCCGATCACCGCCTCCGTCGGCATGACCGCCGACAACGTCGCGGTCGGCGCCTTCGGTGACCACGGCACGATCTACGACCGCGAGGGTGTCATCGTTGAAATGTCCGACTCCGACTCGGACAACTTCACGAAGAACCTCATCACCCTGCGCGCCGAGCGCCGCCTGGCGCTGGCTTCGGAAGTGCCGGCCGCGATCCGTGCGGGCGACCTGACCCCGGCCTGATAGCCGGCAACCCATGAACGGCCCGACTTCGGTCGGGCCGTTTTTCTTCGAGGCCATCATGGTCAAGATCAAATTCACGGCCCAGGGCGCCAACAGCATCGTCGGCGGCTTCGGTCCCGGCGACAAGGCCAGCGTCAGCGAAGCCTTCGCCCGGCACCTCGTCGAAGAAGCGCGCGTCGCTGTCTATGACGCCGCGCCCTCAACCTCCGCTTCTGCCGAGTCCGTCGTTGCTGCGCGGGTCGGCCGCAAACCGAAGCAGCCCAAGGAGTAGCCCGTGCCCGACGTTCCGCTGATCCACACCACCCGCGGGCCTGATCGATGCCTACGTCGGCGACGGCGCGCCGCTGTCCGGCGTCGCTGTCACCGCCGGCGCGGGGATGCTCGGCACGCATGTCGAGGCAGCCCTGCTCGCCGCCCGCGGTAACGATCGCAATCGCTCCGGCGCCCAGCGGCAGCCTGCCGCCGGCGCCGGGCGCGCAACGCAAACATCCGCGCAGCGGCCAGCGGTCTTGGCCGCCGCCGCGCGTCGCAACAATCAATCGAGGAGCCGTTGATGGCCCTGAAACTGATCACCGCCCCGGCGGTCGAGCCGCTCACGCTCGCCGAGGCCAAGCTGCACCTGCGCGTTACCGGCAGCGACGAAGACGCGCTGATCACCTCGCTCATCGTCGCCGCGCGGCGCATGGCCGAGCAGCGCAGCGGACGGGCGCTGTGCGACCAGACCTGGGAGCTGGCGCTCGATGCCTTCCCGGCCGGCGCCATCGAACTGCCGCGGCCGCCGGTCTCGAGCATCGCCAGCATCAAATACCTCGACGCGGCCGGCGCCGACCAGACGCTGGCCGCCGACCAGTACGCGCTCGACAACTACGGCGGGCAGCACTGGGCGCTGCCGGCGCAGGATGTTGCCTGGCCAGGCACGCTCGCCGCCGCCAACGCGGTCAAGGTGCGCTTCGTCGCCGGATACGGCGCCGCGGCCGCCGTGCCGGCCGACATCAAGGCCTGGCTGCTGCTCGCCATCGGCACGCTCTACGCGCAGCGCGAGACCGTCGTCGCCGACCAGGCCGTCGAGCTGCCAGGCGGCTTCTGGCAGTCGCTGCTCGATCCCTACCGGGTGATCGGATTCTGAGCATGCAGGCCGGCCGTCTCGACCAGCGCGTCACCCTGCAGCAGAAGAGCGTCACGCGCGCCGCCAACGGCGAGGAGGTGGTGACCTGGAACACCGTCGACACGGTCTGGGCCGAAGTGGCACCCCTGCGCGGCCGCGAATTCTTCGCCGGCGCGCAGATGCAGGACGCCGTCGACGTGCGCGTGCGCATCCGCCACCGCGCCGGCGTCACGCGCGACATGCGCCTCGTGTGGAACGGCGCGCCGCTCGACATCGTCAGCGTCATCGCGCTTGGCCGCAACGAGGCGCTCGAGTTGATGTGCGTCTCCGGGGTGCGCAATGGCGGATGAACTGCAGATGAAGCTGGACGGGCTCGATGAGCTCAAGCGCGCACTGGCCGGCCTGCCGCCGAAGATCCGCACCCGCGCCGTGCGCAACGCGCTGAAGGCCGGCGCGCGCCTGATCCAGGCCGCCGCCAGGCAGGCCGCGCCGGTCCTGGCCGTGCCGACGAAGACGCGCACGCCCGGCACCGTGCAGCGGCGCATTGCCGTTCGCGCCTCGAAATTCGCGCGCCAGGCCGGCGACGAAGGCGTCTTCGTTGGCGTCAAGCCGTTGCGCGGCAAGGCCGACACGCGGCGCTACGGCAAGGCCTCGGCGAAGAACCCGCACGACCCGTACTACTGGCGCTTCCTCGAATTCGGCACGAAGAAGATGCCCCGGCGCCCCTTCCTCGATCCTGCCGTGGCAAGCCAGGGCCAGGCCGCCATCGCCAGATTCATGGCCGAGGCCGTGCCGCAGATCGAGAAACTGAACGTGAAGGAGGGCGCATGAGCGCCGAGACCGCCCTGTATGCCGCGCTTTCCGCCTCGTCCGCGCTCGCCGCCCTTGTCGGCACGCGCATCTGGCCGGACGTGATCCCGGAAGACCGCGCCATGCCGGCGGTGGTGTTTGCCCGCACCG